CGGAGGTGGTGGGCGAGGACACGTCCATCGACCAGCTCTGGACCGACCAGGTGCGCCCGCTGCTGGACCAGAAGTTCAAGGGCATGCGCATCGAGGCGGCGTGCGGCGACCCGAGCGGGGCGGACAAGGTGGCCACGGCCGACCACAGCCCGTTCAGCGTCCTGATGAACCACGGCGTGCCCATCGAGTTCCCGGCGGGGCGCGTGGACCGCATCGAGCCGCGCATCGAGGCGGGACGCAAGCGGCTCTCACGCCTCACGGCGAGCGGCGTGCCTGCGCTGGTGGTGCTGTCGAGCTGCAAGGTGCTCGTCGAGAGCCTGTCGCGGCGGTACATCTACCGCAAGCTGCGCGGCCAGATGGACGTGACCGCGGACACGCCAGACAAGAGCCACCCCTGGTCCGACGTGGCCGATGCGTTCTCCTACCTCTGCCTGTACCGGGGCGCCGGTCTGGACGATGCCGAGCGGCGGGTATACGGGGACGGGGCGGAGATGCGCCCGCAAAGGCCCATGTTCGCCGGTTGACAACCCGCGCGCCAGCATGTACATTGGCGGTGTGGGAAGGGGATGCAACCCCGCCAGCCTCAGCAACTGGCCCCCACTCCCTCATGCTGGCCTCCCGCTGGAGACGCGAATGACCCACCCCCTCGACACTGTTGTCACTGGCATCTCGCTGAGCGCGCCCCTGAGCGAGAGCACCGACCCGCGCACGGGTGTCTACGCCATCTGGATGGCAGGCGACCCAAGGGGTTTCACCTACGTTGGTCAGGCTGGTAGGGGGGTAGCGAACCGACTCTCCCACCACCGGGTGTCCCTGCGGCAGGGCAAACACCACACGGCGCACCTGCAGCGCGCCTACAACAAGTACGGGGAAGACGCCTTCGTCTGGGCACTGGTCGAGGAGGTGCCTGCTGATGTGGACGCGCTGACAGTTGCGGAGCAGTGGTGGATGGACTGCGTTGGCCTCGACCTGCTGTTCAACACTGCTCCAGCGGCTGGGTCGAACCTCGGAATGAAGAAGTCACCCGAGGCTGTCGCAAAGAACAAGGCGGCACACGCCCGGAGAACGCCGGAGGAGCGGTCTGACATCATGCGCCGGGCCAAAGCCTCCATGACGCCCGAGGCGCGCGTGGCTGCGATCCATCTCGGGCGCTCCCGCATGAGCGAGGAGAGCAAGGCCGCCATGGCAGAAAAGCGGAACGCTACCGTGGCCGCCAAGGATGGTGGGTGGAACGCCATCGTGCTGGCGCGCGAAGCAGCCAAAACACCAGAGCAGCGGCGCGCGTCCGCGCTGAAGCGGGAAGCTACCGTGACACCGGAGGAGTACAAGTTGCGTACTGCCCGTGCGTGGGAGACCCGGAGGGCCAACTTGGCCAAGAAGACCGTAGATGAGCGCGATGCAGTTCTGGCCGCCCACTCCGTCGCCATGCGCGCCGGATGGGCAGCCAAGAAACTTGCCGCCTCCCAGTCGTAGAGTTACCATGCGGTGTGGGTACGTGCCCACGCCGTCCACCCAAGGAGATTCCCCATGGCCACGAAGATGATGAAGCCCGCCCAGAAGACTGCCCCGAAGAAGACGGCACCGCCGAAGGGCATGCCGCCGGCATTCGCCAAGAAGGGGAAGTAAATGGGATGCCCCTGCCAAAATAGGGTACCCGTTACCCCTTTAAATCCACCGCCCCCGCCGCCCCCGCCACCTCCGCCAACGAACCCCTGAGCCGCACATGACCATTCCCAGCCCAGACGACTTCATGGACCTGACGCCGGACCAGACCCGCAAGCGTCTCGTCATCGACTCGCTGGCGGGACTGGTACAGTCGCGGTTCATGCAGGCCGCGACCGAGAAGGCCGGTATCACGGAGGTCATCGAGAAGGTGCGCCGGGTCATGCGGATGGAACCGGTGACCGGCACCTACGCGGACGAGGAAGTGAAGGTGTGCTACCCGATTGCCCCGCCAATCGCGGATGGCATCGCGGCGCTCATCACGAACGCACTCCAAGTTTCGGAGGCTGCGGAAAGTTTTGTCCTCAAACCGACCCCCATAGCCGATTTGCCCGAGGAGGCCAATCAGCAGATTCTGGAGCACCTGCGGCAGATGCAGCAGCAGATGGCTGAGCTGGGCGTCGGCATGGGTTTTGAGGACATGGCCGAGGCGGCCAAGAATCTCGAAGGTGCCGCGCGCGCAGAGCAGCAGGAGGAGGCCAAGGAGCAGGCCAACAGCCTCCTCCTGAAGATCAAGGACCAGCTCACCGAGGCGGGCTTCACCGACGTGCTCGCGCAGGCCGTGCGCGACTTCGTGACCATGCCCGCCGTGTGCATCAAGGCCCCGGCCCAGAAGCTGGCCATGGTGCGCAAGTGGGAGAACGGCCGACTGACCTTCTCGCAGCAGCTCGTGCGTGGCGTCGAGTGCCTGGACATCGGGTTCTTGTTCCCTGCGCCCGGCGCGTTCGGTGTCCAGCAGGAGCACGGGGACTTTGTTTGCGAGCTTCGGCGCATGACCACGACCATGCTGGCCGAGCTGTCCGTGTCGCCAGATTACGATTCGGACGAAATCATGCGGCTCCTGGCCATCCGGCCCACGGGATTCCGCCAGATGTACGCCGGGCTGCCTGGCCACCTGAACACGGGCCTCAACGGCTCGGCGCTGAGCGACATCAGCCCCCTGACGGCCAGCGGCGACTACGACGCCATCGTCCACTGGGGTCGGGTGCAGGGCCGTCTGCTGGAAGAGTTCGGTGTGGCCGTTCCCGACCCCCTTCGCACCTACGAGGCGGAAATCGTGGTCGTGGACAAGTGCGTGATTCGCGCGGCCCTCAACCCCGACAGTTCCGGCCGCCGCCCGTACCACGTCACGAGCTTCTGGCCGACGCCGAAGTCGGTGTGGGGAACCTCGCCGGTGATGCGCATGTTCGACATGCAGCGCGCGGCGACCTCCATGTTCACCTCGCTGATTGCCGATGCGGCACTGGCGGGGGTCCACCTGGAACTAGACCCTACACTCCTACACTCTTCCGACAAGGTATCACCTACATCGGTGCGTCCGCGACAGGTGAGGATTGTTAAGAACACCGGCACTGGCAATAGAGCGAGGGCCTATGACATTTTCCAGGTCCAGGCGCAGACCGCCGCGTTCTCCGCCGAAATCGAGCGTCTCCACGCTGCCTGCTACGAGCTGTGCGGCGTCAGTCGGCTCTCGCTCGGGTCATCTTCGGGCTCGGGCACGGTCGGTCGTACTGCCCAAGGCGTCGCAGCCCTCTTGAACCAGCAGTCCATGCCCATCCGCATGGCCACGCTCAACATCGAGGCCCACCTGATTGAGCCTTGCGTCCAGAGTTTCGTTGATTGGGAGCTGCAGTGGGCGCAGCCCGGTGCCTATTCTGGCGACGTGAACGTCATGGCGCGTGGTCTGTCCAGCCTGCTCGAACAGCAGGGCGACATTCAGGAGCTGCAGCAGGCACTGCAGGCGCTGACCGGGCTGGCGGACAAAGTCAACCCCGAAACTGGAAAAACCGTCGTCAGCCCTGACGCCATCCCCATGCTGCTGTCCGCCATCTTCGAGAAGCAGGGCATCAGTACGGAAGGGCTGTTCGACAAGAACTACACCCTCTCGGCGCGGCTTCGCGGAACCACCGCAGACCAGGCCACCAGCCAGGTCGGCGGCTTCCAGCAGTCCAACATGGGCCGAGACGCAGCCATGGCCGCAGCCGCCACCCCGCCCGCCCCCGCACAAGCGCCAGCCGCACCAACTCAAGCAGGACCACCCCAATGAACAACGCACGCAAGCAGGTCACCTACCGCATCTCCAACGGCCCCTGCGTCACGGGCTACCTGGACGTTGATGACTGCCTGGTCTCGGTGGTCTACACGGCCCCAGCGGGTGGTGCCATCGTCCCCGGCGCGGTCATCGTCCCGCCGGGTGAGTGCCCAGCGGAGGTGGTGGTCGTCAGCACGGTCTCGGCCAGCACGACCTCCTCGACCCCGACCTACGATCGCGAGATTGCCACCTGGTGCAACCCGACGACGGGCGTGGCAGTGGCGGTGATGACGTTGTGGGACGTGGTGGCGGTGCCGGGCACGGCGCCGGTGGTCACGGCGTGGAACCTGGACGGCACGGCCTACGCGGGCGCGGTCAGCGCGCTTGTGAAGTGCGCGACCACTGACATCGAGGTC